CCTTGCCGCGTCAATCAAGGCTTGCACCCGATGCCGTAGCAAGCTGTCAAGGTCCCTCCGCTCACCCTCAAGACGTTCGACTTGCTCAAGCACCCCTGCCGGTAGGTCTGAGCCGTGTTGAGTTGTCATGGCCTATCCTTCCATGTCCCGGATATCTTCTAAATGCCGCAACGCGGTATATACTCCGGCCCTAAACCCCCTAGAAAAGGGGTCTAGTTTTTGGTTGAGCATACGTTCTTCATTTACTAGCATGTCAATGGCTTTCAAGATGGTCTCTTGTTTTGTCATTGTCACACCCTCCATGCCTTTATATAGGTGCATGTCCTATGCCAGCCTAGGGAGGTTCTACGTTGTTTCTTTTCCCTTTAGAGTGTCAATCTGTGTCACTGTATGGGTAACAGAATGCTCATTCTGTCCATTCAATCCCCCTTGCATTGAACAGGCTATGCACACCGTACAGCCTTTACAAAAGGAAGCACTGAGTTTCACCTTATGGCATTCTGAGCACTCTTGATTCGGTATCCGGTTTTGTATTCGGGCATATTGTTTGCTAGACAACCCGCACGAGTCTGCGAGCAATGCGCCCTTATCAAGCCCTTGTGGTTTATTTCGTTTCATTGTACGATTTCTCTTGACATTTAGACAAATCTCCCTTATAATAGAGAAGTACTAGGCACAACGTATGCATGTGTACCCCATTCGGACCCCCAAAGGGTCCGGGTTGATCTGTCAATGCTTTTGTAAGGCGTATTCCGTTGCATATAAAGGGCCGTTGCTTGTGTTCTCTTTATCCTACTCTCTAAACCATTGAGAGTCAATCTTTATTCCCTCATTTAATGTGGTATTTATCGCACAGTGTGGCATTTATACAACAGTGTGTGATTTATGCAACACTTTATGCTACTGCTACACTCTTGCTGCACTCTTGCTATGGCTTCGCTACGCAGCAAATGAGCATAAACTACTCTATAGCAAATACCTATAGCATGCTACAATAGCATTCTATAACTATTCACTACAATACAATACAGCATAGCGAGGCTTGGTAGCCTCGCAGTATGACAATACAATACAACTCCTCTCCGTACACATGCAGGGGGGGTATGTGCGTGATGGGATTATACCTTTCATACTATGTAGGAGGTACACACAGACTTCACTCCAAATTGTTAGGGTAGCAGCTTTATCTATATAATCAATCACTTACATAGCATATCACAAATAGCATCGCCCGTCAAGAAAAATAATTTCAGAGAATGAAAGATTTCTCTTGACAACCACGCCATCTTGTGTTATAGTGTAGATACGAGTCTTTGTGTCATTATGGGGTCGTAGCTCAGACAGCAGAGCACCCGGCCTGCAACCGGGAGGTCGGGGGTGCAATTCCCCCCAACTCCACCACTGTTGTATTTATACCACAGGAGAACCAGCATGTCGTTAAGAACCCTCAATACCAGCATTTCCAACCCGGCGAACCAGTATGGCTCATATCTTGAGCGAGAACTGGTGGCCCTGAAGACCAACCCCGCAGGAACAGCCAGGTACGTCAATGCTGATCCCGGTGGGACGGGTGACGATACGGCTGATGGCCTGTCTCCTTCGACTGCCTATCTGACGATGGCAAAGGCCCTCTCGGTGGTTGGGACTCTGGATACGGTCTACTTCTGGGGTGATGTCAGAGAAGAGGTCGTGGGGAACCATTTGGCCTTCGACGTGACGATTGTGGGGCTTGGGAGCCTTCATCACCCCGATTCCCCGGCAACGGGGTATAAAGTCGGGTCTTCAATGTGGCGTCCCCCGTCGTCTCCGACGGCAGCCACCCCCCTTCTGAAACTTCGGGGTCGAGGATGGAACTTTATCAACATGGCCTTTGACGCTCCGGTGGATGCGGCTGCGGTGTATCTGGAACGGAATGCCCTCTCTGGTACGTCTGAATACGATCCGAGTCATGCCAGCTTCCTCGGCTGTCGGTTTGTGGATGGCAAGTACGGAATTGAGGATAACGGGGGCTGCTACAACGTCACCGTGGACGGCTGTGAATTTAAGGCCATGACCACGGCGGCGATTGCCAATACCAGTACCTCGGTCGCCAATCCTCTGAATTGGAAGATCACGAACAACCGTTTCCCGTCGAATGTGTCAAGTTTTGGGAATGCCACCCATATTGACTCTCCGCTGAACTGTGCGGTCATCAAAGGCAACATGTTTGGGACGGTCACGAGTACCGCGCTGTATGTGGACCTGACGGGTGGGAACGGAAATATCGTGACGGAAAACGTGTTGGCCGGGCTGTATGACACCACGGATTACGTGTCTGGTACTGGTGACGTGTGGTATCAGAACTGGTCAGTCGTGAAGGCAACAACGTCTCCTGACGGCACGACCATTCTTCCTCCTGCTGCGTAATGACGCATGTGGAGTCGTCTCTGTGCATGGTGCCTGAGACAGCTTGACAAGAGGCAACCGGACGAGACTGTCCGGTGCTCTTGTGGGTGGATATGGGAATGAGTGCCACTGAGCACCAGACGGCCCTCAAGCACGCTCGCAAGGACCGGATTCTTCCCAAGGATGTCCCGCATCTCTTCCGTTGGCTTCGGTCACCAGGACCTTCTGGGGATCAGGGGACGGAGCGTGCTCCGGCACGGACATGGGAAGACCTGAAACAGTCTATTGCTCTTGTTCTGAGAACAGGCCACAATAAGATGCGGCAAGACACGAAGCGGCTCGCCAAGATTGAGGGAGTGACCAAACAACTGGTAGAAGCCCTCGAATTGGGAGCCTCCCTCGATATCGCGGCGTCGTATGCTGGCATCCGGCCTGTTGAGTTCAGAGAGTGGTTGGCCCTGGGCCACGCACGTCCCCGGTCCATCTATGGGGCCTTCCTGTCTCTGATTCAAGCTGCAATTGCCAAGTGTGACGTGCAAGACTTGAAGGTCATCACGAAAGCCGCAGACTCAGGGGAATGGAAAGCAGCCGTTGAACGGTTGAAAATGCGGGGTTTTGGGAATCAGACGGCCATCGAGAAGAAGCCGGTCAATGTCAAGATCGTCAACTATAACTTTAATCCCCCGCCGCAGAAGATCATAGCGCAGACGTTGGATTACGACACGTTGGAGTTTGTTCAGGAGGAACCAGTCCGTGCCATTACTGCCGGGGAAGAGTCAGAAGAACTTTCAGAGCAATGTGAAGACTTTAATGCACGAGGGCAAACCTCAAAAGCAAGCACTCGCAATCAGCTACTCGACGCAACGGAGGGGGAAACCCCGTCGGAAACCGGCGAAAAAGAAATAAATGATTCTGAGACACATTGAAGTAAAAGAGGGGCTTTGCCCAACGTGTCGATATTTAGACCGCGTGCTTCTACAGAGCGGGCAAGAAATCGTGCGTTGCCAGAAAAATGAGAATCTTAAACTTCAATTTGATCGGTATGCCCAAGAGTGCAGTATGTACGTTGAGCGGATTACACGGTGGGAGTCATTCAAAAGGTATTTTGTTCTGCTATTCGCTCGACTGAGAAAGAAATAAGACGTGTTTGTCTCATCTCGCATCACGGTGACTGATACGGCCACTTTGATTTTTCCTTCCTCGGTAAAAAGACAGGCAGTGATTGTGAGAAATCTTGATGATACAGATAGTATCAAACTTGGCGGTGTAACAGTGTCATATAATGTGAGTCCATCATCTGATGGATTTTCTTTGCTCCCTGGTGAGGCAATGAGTTTTACATCTGACCAGTTTGTGAGAGAATCTAAAGCCTCATTATACGGGATTGCAGATACATCAGTCTCAGTGCTTGTTGAAGTTCTTTCCCACGATTCGTCTGTTTAAGAGGTAAAGAGACTGATGGAACTTATCCAGCCATCTGGAAGCGGTGTTCCTGGTCCTGCCGGACCCACTGGTCCGGCTGGGGCATCAGGAGGAGGAATGGGTATGCCCGGCTTTGATGGATTAGATGGTCAAGATGGACAGGATGGATTGCCTGGGTCTAAAGATCATGCTCAATTAAGTGGTGTCACACCAGATCAACACCACGACGAGCAGCACTTCCACGATGGTACTGTAGCACCGAATTCTAAGATTGAGCATATCAATCTAGCATTTGTTTCAGCCGATCAACATCATAATAAATCTCATGCCCACGATAATGCAGATGGATCAGGATTTATACAAGGCGTTGGGGCCAGAGTCTACCGTAATGTTGATCAAAATATCTCCAATAATACAGATACTATTCTAAATTTTAATTCTGAACGGTACGATACGGCAACTTTTCACGATAATACGACAAATAATTCTCGTTTAACTGCTCCGGTAACAGGAATATACGTTATCTTTTTTAATATTGAGTTTGCTGCGAATTCAGTAGGAAATCGGCTTGGTCTCCTTTTAGTTAATGGGACTAATCTTATAGGGTGTGTAAACAATGAGCCTGAAGGCTCAACTATTACTAGATTAAATTGTAGTGTCCTTTATCAACTTACCGCCGGAGATTATGTCGAAGTTCAGGTTAGACAAAGTTCTGGTGGAGTTCTTGCTGTGGTCTCTGAGTCTGAAATTTCTCCTGAGTTTGGCATGTCTTTAATTTAATATGAGAACCTGTAAGACTTAAAAACTGATACTGCTCAATTACCCGTGGACCTAAAACTTCAATAAAAAGGAGAAAGTATGCCCCGTACACCAAAACGATTAGTTGGACCAGCACTGATTGCAACAGGCCCTACCACAGTTTATACTGTTCCCGCATTGACGAAGACTATTCTTCGTCATATTCATATTCAGAACCCTTCGGCATCACCCGTCACGTATACCATTTCTATCGGGGCGGACGCAGCTGGAACTCGGCTCTTTCAAACCTTTTCGATTCCTGCGGCTGCTGCTGGAGTGACGGATTCAGTCAGAGACCATTTCTGGTATCAAGTGATGGATGCGGCGGAGATTCTTACAGTCTCGGCAGGAACAAATAACGTCTTAACGATCACTATTTCTGGCGATGAATTCACTCTTGGATAAGAAGAACACAAGGAGAAGGTGATGGCAAATCGTAGTGATGCGTTGTTTGACTCGAATGAAGCGGTGGACCGAACGGCATGGACCAAAGCGATGGAGCGGTATACGGCCAAAGGCATGAGTGCAGCTGAGATTTCCAAGTATCGTGATGCGTATCGTGCGAAAATGGCATCGGATAAAGTGAAGTCCCTTGCATCAAAGAGCACAAAGAAATAAGCGATGAATAAACGACAATATATGTGCGATTTGAATTTGGGGCAATTCTCTGGGGCAGTTACGGCAGGGTCAATCTTTACTTTTCGGACTGACCCGGATGCTGATAAGATTGTTCTCATCAAGAAAATATTTGTGTCAATGGGATTTACGGGAACGGGTGAGGCCACGTCCCAGATTTATCAGTTGAAGATGTTCTCTGCGGCTACCCCCTCTGGTGGTGCTGCAATTACTCCATCTAAAAGACTTTCCACGTCACCCGCTTCGTCGGTTCTCGACATTCGCAGCGCGACGATCTCTGGGACTTCACCTTTGACGGTTACCAGCGTGTCATTTGACGTCTCGATGCGAAGTTTTAGCTGCGCTCGTAGAACGGGGGTCAATCCTGATCTCTTGATGGAGCCTTATAATGAGAGTAAGAAGGATGAATCCGGTTGTATCCTTCTCCCTGGTGAGGGTTTTGCCATTCTGACCGTGAATACCGCCGTGGTGGGAGACATCATCACGGGATGTTTAACGTGGGAAGAGCACGATCGTCTTGCTGACTAATGTCCCACACCTGGAAGCATAAACAATTCAAAAAAAGATATCCTGGTCTTTCTCAGTATGTGAAAGTAGGAAAGCCGCTCAATCTGGAAGACCTGCCATCTGAAGTCGTGAAATCAGAAGATTATAAGGGTGTCTCCTACGATAATCTTGAAGGCCGTCTCCAAACACTCATGTCAAAAAGTAAGGTAAAAAAATGAGAGCATCCAAGACTTCTGTGGCCCCCATGTCAAATTATGAGAAGATGGAAAAGATGCGGGAGAAGGCCCGCAAGAAGCATCCGAAGATTGGACAGCATGAACAGAAGGCTGATGCGTTTCGAGCAAAGGCTGACATGCACCAAGCGATGGCAGATATGCACGGAGCGAAAGCCAGAGCGATGCTGGCTCAAGTGACTCAGGTGATGTCAAAGTCAGAGAAATAAATGCCACACGATTATACAGCCACATGGAAAGAGTCAATGAAAGACCCACAGTGGCAAAAGGCTCTTCAGCGATTTGTACAGAAAAAGTATTCTCTGAAAGAAATTGCTGAGCAACATCAGACATGGAAATCCAGGCAAGTTTCGCAAGTGATGTCTAAATCGGGGAAATAATTATGAAGGTTTTTGGTCTCTCATTGTTTCTTTTGAACCTCTTTGCTGTTATGCTTTTCCTTCCAGTTGGGGCTTTGTCTAGTTCAGAGGTTCTTGCAGAGCGCAGAGCGAATTTTCATGTATACTCAATTCAGGAGCAGAGATTTGCACTCCTTCAACAACTCGTGCTTGTCGCCTATCAAGATCAGTTTGGCTCAAAGAGTGCGAGCGCATTTCCTCCGCATCTGTTGCTGACACACATTTTGGGAACTGATGGTGCTTTTTATAGTAACGGGTGCTCCTGCTATGGGGTCACGCATTGGTCTGATGCGTCTGATATTGCCGTGGTGGTTGTGGAAGAGACCGGCCCCTATAGTCAAGATTGGGTGTTGGCCCATGAACTGACTCATGTGCTTCAAGCGATTGAAAACCGTTGGTCGGCAGAGTCCCGTGGTGCCTTTGAACGCGAGGCTGATTTCGTGGCTCAAACCGTGATGGCGCAAATGAAGATGCTTGGAGCACCGGCTGTGTGGTCACTTGATCGCTAATGCCAGCCCCGACAAGAAAACCAGGTCGTGTCAACAAGTATATCGAAGGGGACTTGACCAGGACAGCCGAGATTCAGATTCCATTTCGGTTTACTCCAAGAAATTATCAAGTCATTCCTTTTAATGATATCCAAAAAGGCATCAAACGGATCGGTTTGTGCTGGCATCGTCGTTCAGGGAAAGATAAAACATGCTGGAATCTTGTAATCTCGGAAGCGTGCCGACAAGTGGGGACGTACTTTTACGTCTTCCCCCTACTCAATCAGGCACGAAAAGCGATTTGGCAAGCGAGGGGGAAGGACGGGATCAAGTTTCTCGACCACATTCCTCCGGCCCTCATCGACGGGGAGCCAAAAGACACCGAAATGATGGTGAAACTGTGGAATGGCTCGATTATTCAGCTGTTGGGGTCGGATAATGCGGACGCCTACCGAGGAACCAACCCCATCGGGGTGGTCTTTTCAGAATTTGCGTTTACTGATCCAAAAGTGTGGAACATGTTCCGACCAATTCTCGCAGAGAATGGAGGATTTGCCGTATTCAATTCGACTCCAGCTGGAAAGAACCACTATTATGATCTAAAGCAAAAGACTGAGGGCAATCCCAGGTGGCATTGGACTACTCTGACGGTGGATGAGACTCTCAATGACAATGGGACTCCTGTTGTCACGCAGGAAATGATTGATGAAGACCGCCTTTCAGGGATGGAAGAGGAATTTCTTCAACAAGAGTATTACTGCTCCTTTACTGGGAGCATGATCGGGAGCTACTTTGGCCGATTGGTGGAAGAAGCCGAACGAGAAGGACGAATCGGAATCTCTATTGGATACGATCCCGCTCTTCCAGTGTACACTGCATGGGATATTGGGACACGAGATTCGACTGTTATTTGGTTTTATCAAAAAAAGAACCGTGGAATTTATTTTATCGACTATTTCGAGGATTCGGGGGAAGGGGTAGAGCACTATATCAAGCATCTCTACCAGCAGAAGTATACCTACGCGAAGAACTATACCCCACACGATATCAAGAAACGAGACTTCGCCACAGGGAAGAGTGCCATTACGGTGGCTGAGACTCTGACGGGGAAATCGAACTTCTTTACGGTGGTGCCGGTTGCAGACGTGGAAACGGGGATTCAAGCGGTTCGTTCCATCTTCCCCCGGTGCTTCTTTAACTCAATCAAGTGCCGTCGTGGGATTGACGCCCTGAAAGATTATCATAAGCGGTGGGATGCTGAACGGAAGATTTTCTCTACCAAGCCGGACCATTCCTGGTCTTCTCACGCAGCTGATGGATTTAGAATTTTTGCAACAAGTTTTGAAGAGCCATTGGTCTCTTCTGGAGAACTCCAGAGACGGAGACCCACCAATGCTGGTTCCTCTCATTCAGAATGGATGCGGCGTTAAACATGCCTGAAGACCTGTCGTACCAAATGGCCGGAGCGCGAGACCCCTTTTTGCAGAAGGCGTTGAAGCGTCTCAAGAGGGCCGCTGATGCTGATCGCCACAATCGGGAAGCCTTTAGCAAAGATATGAAGTTCTTCGCGAGTGAAGAACAGTGGGATACTGCCATTAAAAAAGAACGAGACCTTGATGGCCGTCCTTCGTTGACGATCAATCAGCTTCCTCGGTTTGTGGATCAGATTATCGGAGATATCCGGTTGAATCGTCCTCGGATTAAGACGAGGCCGGAATCGGGTGATGCCACAGTTGAGATGGCAAAAGTCTTTGATGGTATCATCAAGAATATTGAATACCAATCAAATGCTGAGACGGTCTATGATAATGCCTCAGAGTCAATGGTGGCAGGAGGTTTGGGAGCATGGAGGGTTACAACGAAATATGTTGATAATTCCTTCGATCAAGCTATTCGGATTGAATGGATTCCCAACCCCCTGAGCGTCTATTTTGACCACC